CCCGATCCCTGACGAGTTCACGCAGATGGATGTTCTGCTTGCGAATGAGATTGACGATTGGCTGATCTCTAACGCGTGGATGATGAGTGCCCCACAGCACCCGCTTATTCGTGCGGTGATTGACGCGATCCCCGGCAACATCGCGACGGAGACACGTTCGATTGACTGGCAGACCGGGCCAAAGTTGCTGACGCGGATTAAGGAACAGCAGTACCCGGATACGCCTGTGCTGCCTGCCCGGTTCTGTAATCCGTGGACGGATACGCCGTGGGGCGAACCGCACCCCGACTCTATTTGCGCGCATCATTGGGGGCATAAGCACCCCGATCATTTACTGTGGGGCTGAAGGTCCATTACCTATCGGGCGACGATCCCACCTGATCCTGATGTGCTGGTTTTGGTACTGGTTAGCAGGCCAGATACCGAACGCCTTACCCTCACGCCACAACAAATACGGCAACGAGACTTGATCTTGGCAGCCCCACGCATACTGCTCGCTTAGCCACGCATCCCCGAACGCACGCGCCCCATCCGTGAACCGCCAGCCAATCATCCCGCACGCGAACAACCCCCACCCCGCAGGCATCCCATCGGCTTCATATGCTGCGACCTGACCGCGCAAGTCATACCGTGCGTACTTAGGCCAGTCCCAACAGATCGCAGCCTCATCCCGGTAACACGTTCTGCCTTCCGGGTGCGACCAGACCATAAGATCGTTAGCGGCTAGTTGTGGCTCTACCCACGCGCGGAGATCGGGGGACGTTACTTCGATGGAGGCGTCAAGGTAGATTGCGGCGTCGCAGTCCGTGTAGCGCCAGGGCTGCATCTTCGCCGTCTTACTGTCTAGGCGTGGATCATCTGTGCCCTCTTGCGTGATGACGCGCCACCCGTCAGGGGCACCATCCGGCGAATCAGTCACGCACACGGCGTCATCGAACCCCGCAGGCGGTGAACCTAGCGGATCGTAATCCCCAAACAGGGAAGTAACCAGCGCGATACGCACCAGTAGTTACTCTCCACCGTCCACGAGAACCCACGACTCCGTAGCCTCATCCCATGTGTATGTGCCACCGTCAGTCGGGTAAGGAACCGGGGCTTCCCACAGACAAGTCTCCTCGTCCAGAATCCACGACGGGTACGGCTGCGGAGGAACGAACGCCCCATCCGGCACGTTCAGATCATCACGGAACGAGTAGCCGATACCAGCGTAGTTCTTGCGGAACGAGTGCGACTGATCCTCTGACGGCTCACCCGTAGCGGGATCGTAGTGAACGCCGCCGCGAGTGTTGTAGGACGTGCGCTTCGCGCCGTAATAGGTTTCCCAGTTGCCGGGTGCCTCGTCCTCATCCTTGCCGACGATAACGTCCGTCACGATGTTGTCATCGTCTAGGTATGCGTAGTGAGCCATGATCTGTGTTCCCTCCTAAGAGAACGTTACCGTATCGGACACGCCAGCAGCGGTAACCGTGTAGATGTTAAAGCCACCTGATGTTGCGGAAGATGATGTTACGCCGCCAGAGAACGTCGCCGTGCGGGTGCTTGGAATCTTAATAACGACGATGCCGGAACCACCAGCAGGGGCAACAGCGACACGGTTAGTGCCTCCACCACCACCGCCCGTATTCGTGCCTCCCGCGCCACCCGTTCCATCTGAGTTTGTAGAACCTGATACTCCGTTATTAAGCGCAGAGGCACCGCCAGCGCCGCCCGATCCTGAGCCGCCTTGCGTTGACTTACCGCCACCGCCGCCACCGCCGATACCGCCAGCACCACCATTACTACCATTGTTGTATGCGGAACCGCCGCCACCACCAGCCCAATAGAGCGAGGTGCCGCGAATAGAGTTCTCAATACCCGCACCACCTGCGCTGCCGTTGCCATCTGTGGCATTAGCGCCAGCGGCACCAGCGCCGCCACCGCCAGCACCAGAGTTCGTAAAGTTAGCGTTAGTCTCGTCGCCGCCCTTGTTCCCTTGACCGCTTGTTCCCGCACCACCAAGGTTTGTGCCGATGTTTTGATTAGAGCCAGCGCCACCGCCAGAGCCGCCAGAGTTACCGTCCGTGCTGGCACCAGTCGAACCGCCTCCACCACCGCCACCGCCGACAGGGATAAACGTCCTAAACTTACTAGTAGATCCGTTGCTCCCTTGATCGTCTGATGTGGCTCCCGCTCCACCAGCGCCGACAGTGATCGCGTAGGGAAAAGACGGGAAACTTTGCACGCTGCCGGAAAGAACTCCACCGCCGCCGCCGCCGCCAGCGTTATGAGCGCCGCCACCGCCGCCACCCGCGACGACAAGATACTCAGCAGTAAACAGATCAGCGTCAGCGAACACATACATGCGGTCATTCGCACCAGCAGCCGTCACCGTGTAAACACGATCAGACCCCGTAGTCGCAGACGATGAAGTCACACCATCCGTGAACAGAGCCGTGTGAGTGTTAGGGATACGGATGATGACAACACCAGAACCACCAGTACCGCCAGCCTGACCAGAACCAGACGAGGCATTACCAGCGCCGCCACCGCCACCAGTATTCGCCGTGCCAGCCGTACCAGGGGCAGCGGAGGAACCGCCTCCACCCGTGCCACCAGCACCCGGATTCGCGCCATTATCGCCAGCGCCACCGCCACCGCCACCGCCACGAGTAACGCTCGATCCCGTGATGGAAGATGCTAGTCCGTTACCGCCAGCGCCACCCGTGTTAATGCCGGGTGAATCTGCGCCGACTGCGCCAGCGCCACCGCCGCCGCCGCCAGCACCAGAACCAGTACCAGAACCGTCACCACCGTTAAAGCCTTGTGCGGTTGTGCCTACTCCGATTGCGCCGCTAGAACCAGCACCGCCACCGCCTCCAGCACCACCCGTGCCGCCAGTCAGGTTGTATCCGGCACCGCGCCCACCGCCGATAGAAGTGAACCCGGCTAGAGTGGAATCGCTACCATTCACACCGCTGTTATTGCCGTTATCGGCAGCGCCACCAGCGCCACCAGCGCCCACCGTGACTTTGTAGGCGGTCCCTGTTCGCAGATAGAACGCGGGTTCAGCGGAGGTATTCCGTCCAGATGTAGCGCCGACAACGTTCGTTCGATAGCCGCCTGCGCCGCCGCCGCCTGCGTGCCAGCGTGCGCCACCTCCACCGCCGCCGCCAACGATCAGGTAAGACGCCAGCACCAGCGCAGAGTTAGCGAAGAACGAAACCGTATCCGACACACCAGCAGCAGTAACCGTGTAAACCTTATCCGTGCCAGTAGTTGTCTCTGTGTAGGTTACGCCGCTAGTGAATACAGCCGTGAACGTGTTAGGGATACGGAGGATGACAAGACCGGAACCACCAAGACCGCCGTTACTGTTGCCGACACCAGACGTAGAGCCGCCGCCACCACCGCCACCGCCCGTGTTCGCATCGCCTGCCTCACCAGGGGTTGCGTTAGATGTTCGACCATCGCCACCGCCGCCAGAGCCACCGACCGAAGGCGTGCCGCCCTGACGACCACCGCCGCCACCACCCGCATAAGTAACTGACGTTCCGGTGATGCTACTTGCCGCGCCGTTGCCCCCATTACCAGAGCCAGAGCCAGCCACTCCGACCGCGCCAGCGCCACCGCCGCCACCGCCGCCGTAGTTACCTGTCGTTCCACCTACCCCACCGTTGTTGCCTTGACCGCTCGTGGCTGTGCCCCCGGCACCGCCAGTCCCGCCTACGTTGCCGCCACCGCCGCCGCCTGATCCACCGTTGCCGCCAGTCGGGGTGCCGTCGAAAGCAAAGCGACCACCGCCGCCACCGCCAACCGCAGACGCACTAGAGCCAAAGGATGACGTGCTTCCTTGTCCTCCTGCGGCTGCCCCGGTGCCAGCAGAACCACCGCCACCAACAGTCACCGTGTAGGCACTCGCGGTTACTGCGCTAAAAGCGGAAGCCGATAGCAAACCGCCTGCGCCGCCGCCGCCACCGAAAGAGCCACCGCCGCCACCGCCAGCAACCACAAGGTATTGCAACGACAACGCGCTAGGCGCGATAGCACCCTGCGACGCAAGCGCCCCTAGAATCCGCAGAAGAGACATAACTCAGTCAATGCTCCCAATGGCGATCCAAGTATTCGACGCCGACTTAAACAACTGCGCCGCCGTATACGCGCCAGTCAGGGAAACCGCGCTACCCGAACCCACCGTAGAGTTCAGCGTCACCAGTGAAGCGCCTTGGATCGTGACGGAGGCGTTACCTCCTGAGAGGACGCCGATAGTTGTCCCGGTAACGAACGACGCGGAGGACTCAGCCGGGATCGTGACCGTCTGCGCGACGCTACCGGACAGCAGCACAACCTTCCCCGCATCCGTCAGCGCGAGCGTGTATGCGGAGGCAGTCTGCTGGTTCACAGTAGGCGCGTTAATAGCGTTATTGAGGTTCGCGGCGGTGAGAACTTCACCGGGAACAAACTGAGCCATGAGGACTTTCCTTCCGTCAGAATCCGAGTTTACTAGAGTTCAGCACACCGAACGCAGGACTATCCAGAACGAATCCTGGGGAGGCGTCCGACAGGTCAAGCGTCATCCGATGATCGCTTGGAGTAATAGAGTGCTCTAACGCATCCACCGTCAGGTAACGGTCGATAGGTAGCCCCACCCCTTGTGGCGTGAACGTCACCCGCACAACGTCACCCAAGTCCAGCGAGAACACCTCTGACCTTTGGCTGATCGTCAACATGCCTACGTCTACCGTGATCCGGTCAATGCGAATCTTAGGCTCCGCGTACTCCTGCACGATCCACGTTGCCAGAGTCTCTGCCTGTTCGTCGCTAGATAGCAGACTGTCCTGCAACTGGTAGGCGATAACGCCGTACTCGTCCACGCTATCCTGACTCGTTACCGTGATAAGCGACCCACCCACCCGGTTAATCGTCACCTGATTCCTGACGTTATCCACCCCGTAGTCAATGGACACATCCACGAACGGGATATCCCCCGTATCAGAGAACGTCACGCCCGTCAGCGTTTGCGCCGTCGCGCGTGAACGGAACCTCAGAACCCCCGCCCCGTCAATGAACAACGCGCCCGGCTCCGCAGACTCCACCTGTTGCAAGTATTGGAGCGTGTTCACGGGCTGCGGATCAGTAGTTCCCCCAATGTCCTGCGCCCCCAACGTCGCCGCGCCCGTGTCAATCGCACGCGAACCCGCAGGCCACCCCACTTCTGTCAAGTCCAGAACCCGCTCTACGCGCTCACCGCTAGTTTCGGCAGGCACACTCACCGGGTTAATGAGCGTTTGGGCTAGGCGAGTGAAACCGTCAGCCCCGCGAACCGTCGCCGTCGAATCGTTATTGAGTGAGAACTGGTAATCCCAATCCTCCACAAGCCCCGTGAACACCGCGCCACCGTCAAGCGTGATCTGCATCTCCTTGCGCGGCTTAACGCTAGGGAAGTACGGGGAACCCGTCCCCGGAATCCCGTACACAAGATTAGACGTACTGTTATTGGGGGTGCCGTTCCATGACGTAGACGCTGACAGGATCGTGCCGTCAGCAGCCCCACCATCAAAGTACGGCAACACGGTACTACCTGTCTCGCACAACACCGCGTCCACACGGAACTGAGAACTCGTGCCGCCTGCGAGCGACGCGCTCCCCAACTGCCCCAACACCGGATCATCCAACGTGAACCGTTGCGGAGTCTCGTCAGCGCCGAACGCCACAACAATATCTGCGACGCTCGCGCCCGTAGTGATGACGGATGAGATGCGTTCCCAATCCGCGATAGTTGCCTGAGCGGGAGGGATAAGACCGGACGGCGACGCACTGAAACCGACAGTACCCGCCACGCCATTAGTCGTGTCTTTCGTTGCCAGGAATACGCCAGCACCCGACACCGGATACACATAGCCACTAACGATAAGCGTCGTATTCGCCGGAAGTCCGGTCAGGATCGTGTGGAAACCTTGACTGGCAGACGTATCACCCGTCGTCACAAGCGCAGCAGCAGCCCCAAACGCAGACACCGCAGTAGTTCCAAGCGACGCACCCGCCGTAGTGAAGTCAGTAGCCGACGCAGACCAGCCCGTAGTGTCCACTTCGAACGACGGATTAGGTACATAGTTAAGGCGAGTCGCAGTCTCAATCGCGTTACTAGGATCGTACTGGCGTTCCCTATTCGCCAGCACCACGTTAGCCGTTCCAGTCTCAAACTTATCCAACTGCCATGAACGACCACGCCGCACCTGGACAGACCGAACATCCTCAGTAACATCCGTCAGAACATCGCCAGCGAGAACATACGTCGTGTTATCTAACTCGCCTTTCACGGCATCGTTGAGAGTGAAGAAGTTTCCCTGCCCTGATACGGATAGATCGAATGCAATGAAGACTTTCGTGTCGGCTCTCATCCCGTGACCTTCACCGGAATGGGACCGTTACGCCTTTCGTATCTGCGCAGGGAGTCCACGATCTGGCGTCCAACATCATCACCGTTCGTGCCCATGCCAGCGTTTACGGTCACGTTGATTACTGTCCCTGCCGCGCCACCGCCACGCGCACCCATCGCAGGCACGGTACCCAACTGGTTATTCGGGATGATATTGCCGTTGAACCCTGGCACGAACAGTTCCGGTCCACGCTCACCCACGAGATACGCGGTACGCGCAGCCACGGGTCCACCCATAGCACGCTTAGGGATCTTCGCCGCAGGAGGCGGAGTCACAGGCATCACAGCCTGATACACCGTCTGCACCGTTACGGTCGCGGTGCGTGTAAGTGACGCAGCCAACTGATCCATGAGGGTGTTTAGTTTCTTGTACACCGCAGGATACTTCTTCTGGAACCCTTCCAGCAGTTTCTCTCCGGCCTTCACTCCCGCTTCCGCGCTCCTCGTGGCGGTCGTGTTCAGCATCGTGAGGATCTTCTCCTCAATCTGTGCTGCCACCGCATCCATCTGCGCCTGCAAGTCAGCGGCCTTCGTCTCCAACTCAGACTTCTTCTTGTTGTATTCCGTGTCAATTAGCGTGAGTGCAGCCTGCCGCTCAGTACGCAACTTATCCAGTTGTGCGCGAGCAGCCGCTAGTTCCTTATCCCGCAGAGCGTTAGCGTCATCTAGCGCCTTCTGTGCGGCGTCACGCGCAACCTCCAGCGGGGTGACGATGGCCTGCTGCTGTGCGATAGCGGCATCGTGCCACTGGGCGGAGGCATACTTCCCGAAGTTCTCAGCCTCCGACAGCAACTGAGTCTGGACAGAGTTGATCGCCGTGATGTCCTCTTGTGAACCAGCAGCGAGAGCAGCAGCGGCTTCACCAGCGCCGGACACACCAGCAGATACGAAGTCCTGAACCAGCGACGGATCCAGGCCACGCTGCATCAGCGTCTTGATGTTACGGGAGAAGTCACGGACCGCCGCGAGGCGCTCCTCCAGCGTCTGCCGGATAGCGGCAGGACCGCCACCAACTTCCAGTTCACGCTCCAGGGTTACCGTGATGCCGTCAGCAAGGCGCTTCGTTTCCCGCACGATCTGCTTGGATGCGGAACGCGACTGGAACGTCAGGCTGTTCACGAACGAGCGGAACCCGGACTTGATCTGCCCGACGAACTCGTCACGCTGCGTGATGAGCCGCTGAAGTACCGCGTTCTCCTTATCGAACGCTGCCGTTGCGTTCTTTAGCGCAGCCTCCAGGCCAGGGATCGCCGCAGCCCAACGATCCTCAATCGCCTTGATGTTCTCCTCTGCCTTCTTCTCGGCAGCATCATAGAAAGCGTTAGTATCAGCGATGGACTTCTGGTAATCCTGCTCCAGAGTCTCCAACTCCTGCATAACCGTGTCGTACTGCTCGCGCAGTTGCACCGCCTGCTGAGTGAGTTTCCGCAGTTCACCGATGGTGGCCTGCATCTCCTTACGGTTACGGGCAGCAGCCTTTGCCCCCACGATAGACGCGTCCGTGAGAACGGAGTATGCCTGCTTCACTTGCGACTGTAGGGTTAGGAACCCGTCAATCACGCTATCTATGTCGGCTTCACTACCGAACATCTCAGAGATCTGGGACTGGCGACCGAACGGGCGAGCGACCAGTGCACCCAGGGAAGTGAATGCCTCACCCGCATACTGCACTTTCTCGTTAATGCGGTCAATCGCTTGCCCGAGTTCTAGCAGTGCAGCGAGCGCCTGCTTATTATCCTTGATGAACTTTTCGGCACCCTTAACACCGAGTTGCGCTTCCAGCGGTGTCTTGGTGGGAATGGATCCGAAGATCTCGTTGATCGCAGCAGCGACAGAACCACCACTCTCGCGCAGCGAAGTGGCGAAAGCCTCTGCCATACCCTTCGCCAGTTTCCTGCTCTCACCCTTCGCCTTCGGGATGATGCTCGTAATAGCACGGATTAGGGTTGGTGACATGCGTAGCCACCCCATCGCGACACCGCGCACCATATCGTCGCCCGTCCTGGCGAACAGGCGCGACGGCGACTGTGACTCTGCTGCTGCATCGGCAGCAGCCTTCGCCTGAGCGATAACCCTAGCGACGGCAGCCTGAACGATCGGGCTGGAAGCCTGGATACCGTTAGCGAGGCCGGATCCGATGGACTTACCCGTCAGTTGTCCGTTGTTGAAAGCGGTCGGGCGGAGCGCCGTCGTGCCGCTCTTGATGATGCCTGCCAGTTGCGGTTCCAGCGTAAGCCCCAACTGCTCCTTCGCTGCATTACTCGCGCCAGTAGCCAGACGCTCCATAGCGTCGGCGGTCATCGGTGCGCCAGCCTTCACCGACTTATCGAACGCTTTCTCAACCTCAGTCTTGAAATTAGTGTCACCGACAGCCTTAGCCGCACTACGCATGATGTCGGAAACGCTGGCAGGCAAATCCTCCATGGAGCCGAGGAACGCCTCAATATCCTTGGGCTTAATGCCGCTTGCGCGTAGTGACGCGACAATCTTAATAAGTTCGCCAGTAAAGATTGCGCGCTGCGTGGGGATATCATCCGAAAGCGACTGCGCGGCTTGTGCTGACTGTTCGAAAGCATCGACGACAGCGGCACGGAAATCACGGGCCTTAGGTGTTTGGCCCATGAGATTACTACCGAACTCAACGGATGCCGCTCCCAGATTGTCGATAGCCTCCGCTGCCGCATCAACCGCGCTGATCTGCCCGGTCGTGACAAGCCACGAATCATATTCCTGCTTCATGAAATCAAGTTGGGTGACTGCGTTACCCGCAGCATCCGTAACAGTATTGACCGCTCCCGCGAGTGCCTGAGTCGGACCGATAGCGTTACCTGCTGCGATAGCAGACTGCACAGTTGCAGAGGTCATCGCGGACTCTGCCGTTGCAGCACGATTCGCTGAGATCTCACGAGCGGCTGCGGCCTGATTACCCGCCTCAATCGTCTGCGAGACCGCGTTGCGCGTGATATCCAACTGAGCGATAAGGTCGCTCGCGCCCATACGGTGCGTGTACCACCAGTCAGAGTTGCGGAACTCCACCATGCGTGAGCGAATATCGTCGAAGGCTTGCCCACCCGAGACAACACCATCGACAAGTTCTGCCATGCTGATGCCGTAATCTTCCAGAGCAGCGATATTCTCGGGGCCGAATGCCTCCATGAGTTGTGCGGCAACCGCCTCGACACCCATATCTGTTAGCGACTGGCGTGTGAGATCAACTTGATCTTTAAGTTCCCCAACGATCTGCTCTGTAGCACGCGATGATGCGCCGAATGCTTCGAACGCGATGGCTGCACCAGCGAGAGCCCAACCGATAGGCCCGATGGATGCGAGGAATCCCTTGGCTGCGGCACCCATTGTGCGGAATGCCCCGGCTACGCCAGCGCCAGCGACACGCGCCCCGGCAGCCATACCGCCCATCGTTGTCGTTGATGCAGCCATAGCCGCGCGGACCTGAGCCGCCATCGTGGTTGCAGAGGTGCCGATCTGACGGAACGACGCGACCATGCGGGTACGTGTACCTTCGGTGCGCGTGGCAAGCATCGTGAACGATGCCATAACCTTGCCGCTAACCCACAGAATCGGTCCGAGTGCCGCCGCGATAGCACCAGCACCAACGATCAACTGCTGCATCGGCTTCGGCAAAGTCAAGAAAGCATCAGTAATAGTCTTGATCGCGTTAGCGAGCACCTGGAATGTTGGTGCCAGATTCTCACCCACGACAAGCGCGGCGGTTTCCAGCGACCCCTTCAACTGCTCCAACGTGCCAGCCGTACCCGACATACGGGCATTCGCTAGTTCCTGCGCGGCTCCGAGTTGATTAGTCCCATCAATGTATGTCTGGATCCCATTGGCACCCTCGTTCATCAGAACGGTTGCAGCGCGAGTCGCATCGGCACCGAACACGGTCGTGAGCGCCTGCACCTTCTGAGCCTCGGTCAAGCCGCCGAGTTGCCGTTGCAGGATCGCAGCGATCTCAGTAATGCTCTTGAATGATCCGTCAGCGTTCGTGAAGTTTAGGCCGAGTTCCTGCATTGCAGTTGCAGCCTCGTTCGTGCTAGGAACAAGTCGCATAAGCATCGTCTTAAGCGATGTGCCAGCGTCAGATCCCTTAATGCCAGCGGCATCGAACGCGGCAAGCGTGGCGACAGTTTCCTGCAACGACAGGCCAGCGTTAACGGCACCCGGTCCGACCTGTCTGAGCGCAGAGGTCAACGATTCGACTGACGCGGTTGATGCGTTTGCGCCACCAGCCAACGCATCAGCGATGAGGGATGCTTGATCTGCCTCTAGTCCGAAGGTTGCCATAGCGTTAGCGACTGTTACTGCGGCATCGCTGAGTGCCATACCTTCTGTGGCTGCGAGCGCCATTGTCGCAGCGAGTCCACCACCCGTAATCTGTGCAGGGGTGAAGCCTGACTTGGCGAGATCCACCATCGCGTTAGCGGCTTCGCCTGCCGAGTAAACCGTGTCAGCGCCCATCTGCATCGCATACGCGCCGAGTTGCTGAACCTCGTTAGCGGCAGCCCCAGAAACCACGCCAAGCGTGTTCATGGAAACTTCGAAATCCTTCTGAGTGTTAATCGCAACAACACCCAAGGCCGCGAGAGGAGCGGTAATACCCAACGTCATCTTCTTGCCAACATCGGAAACCGTGTTGCCAAGCATTACCATGCGCTGCGAAAGCGCTTCGGTGGAATCCCCTGCCTGCTGGAACGACTGCTTTAGCGCAGCCATCTTCGCCTGGACGTCGCTAATGTCCGCTGTAAACTTCGCGACAACATTAGCGGCAGCCACAGGTTACCTACCCTTCTTTGCCTTCTTCGCGGCTTGCTCTTGCTCCCAAACCCGAAGATGCTCCAACGCGATCCATTCCGTTAACTCTGCGGAAGTGAGAGGACGGTGGCCTGGACTGCCGTAAAGGAGTTCATCCACCGTCCTCCCCAACCTCTGCGCTAGTTCGAAGATGAATCGTCTTTCTGCGACTTGGAGGAATCTTTTCCCGCCGCATCCTGCTCGTCCTTGCCGATACCGGAGAGGCGAAGCCCCACGTTCGCCAGTCGCTCAACTGCCGCGCTGGACTTAGCGAGGATCGCGTCCTTGTCAGCGGTGGTGAACACGGGCTCGTTGCTGTCGGGGTCGTAGGTGCATGACACGACAACGTCGGGGTACACGATGCTCATATTGACCTGCTGTGTGGTCTGGTCGAAAGCGTTCTGCATCAGAGTGATGCGGTCGCCTGCGCTCATTCCACGAACGAGAACATCAACGCCCCACTCAGGGATATTCACAACCTCGGTCGGGATATCCTGTGCGGCGAAGATCTTGTCACGCAGATTAGCCATTACCGTTACTCCTTTGATTGGTCCACATGGGAACGTGGAAAGTTACTGAACCGTTTGTCAGAACGTTGTTCCGGTAACGCCACCCGTGACCTGCAACTCAAGCGAGTAGGTGACAACATCACCAACGGGGCTGGAAACCTCGTAGGAAGTGATGAGCGCCTCACCCGTGAACTTGGGTTGAGCGGAAGCGGAACCAGCGGGGCCGTACTCGAAAGAGAGCGACGACACGGAACCGGACTTCAGGTTCGTGATGTTACCCGCGATCTGGGAATCGACGGTCGCGTCGAACATGCCAGAGAGCGAGATCGTGGCGTCACCGAGTCCGGTGATGTACGTCTTGTCGTTCTGCCCGAACGCGGTGGTCTCCGCAGTCTCAATCTCGCGCGGCATCGAAATCTCGTTCAGCGTATTGCTAATGTTAACGAGTGATGCGGCGGTGCCGTCGAGGGCGAAGTACGCGTTCTTGCCATGCTTGAAGGTAGGCACAGTTATCTCCTTGCTGCCGAAACGTGGTAGGTGATGGAGCCGGACGATCCGGCGAGGGAATGCGTCGCACGGAGATACTGATTCACCGTGCCCGTGCTGGTGATGCTTTCCCCAACCGTCGTGCTTGCACTAACGGCGGAGAACGTGACGAGATCAACCCACGTTGCGTTATCAGCGGAGTGCTGAACCTTAACCGTGGATGCGCCGTCACGAGTATTGGCAGTAACGTGCAGGTTGAATAGTCCACCGTTACTGGTTGCGGAGCCATCGTTGATCCCGGTGAGGGATGCCGACGTTCCGGTGTTTGTCAGAGGGTTAAGGGCGCGGCCCGAGTAAAGGCCACCATCAGCCTGCACCTCGGCGCTAATGGCAACAACGTCACCGACAGGGGAGGAAACCTCGTACGAGGTCAACTGTCCGTTAGCGATAATGCTGCGTGCGCCAGCGGTGGCACCCTCAGGAAGCACCGTGAAAGTGTTATCCTCCTGGCCGATAGCCCCGGTCAGCACATCATTCGATGCGTTAGCGGTGCCGTCGAAGAGGCCGCTCGTTGAGATCGTGCCATCACCCAGACCCGTAATGTATGTCTTGTCGTCATCCGCGAACGTTGTCGTCTCTGCGGTTTCGATTTCCTGCGTCTGTGTGGCCTCGTTAAGGAACGGGGACATATCGGTGCCGTTCATGAGAACGACCGTGCGCTTACCGTGACGGAATGTGGGCATCACTTGCCTCCCTTGCCAGGAGACTTAGGCTCACGCGCAGCAGTTGTCTGTGGCGTTACCGCATCGGCGGTAGCGTTATCGGTGGGTTCGATGATGTTCTGCGCAAGAAGCCACGACACGCTCTTGCTTGGAAGATCGTTAACGATTGCGCCAGCCTCGGCACGCTTCCCCTCGTATTCGATACCGACGAGGATCTTGTATGAAGCCATTCCGCTCCTTGGACGCGCGGCAACCCCGGCATCCCTGGGGCCACGCGAGCCACGGCGAGAGCGGGGTCACGGGTGGACACGTTGCTGAGATCATCATACCGGATAGACAGACTCTCAGGCGGTGGGATTTCCGCTGGTATTTCCCTATGGGGTTCGCCCTAAAGCTCGTTCTACGTCTGTCTATCTGCCGTCATCTTGGATCGTGGTGGTCGGCGCGGTCGGCATCTCAGCCATAGATTAACGCTTTGTAACAACTCGATAACACAACGCCGAAATGCAGCCTCAGGATGCGGGTCGCTGTAGATTCATCTACATAACTTCACAGCGGATCGGGGCACCGCCCCGGGCGAAGGCGGGGGACGATCCCCCCGCGCGCGACCCGGCAAGCCTGTGAACCAGCCCGATCCGAACCGCTTTGGGCCACCCGGAAGGGACCTACCGCGAGACTAACCAGCCGACGGCGATCACCGCATTCTGCGCCAGAACCGTTGGAGGGGACAATGCGCGGCAAGACGAGCCGCAGTAACCCAAGGTGCAACAAACTTCCCAGTCGAAACCCTGCCGTTATTTAACGTGTAACGGTAGGGTCCGCAGGAATCGCCGTCCTGCGCTGATGAGACAGGCGTACGAAAGGGGAGCCAATCATGAAGTACCGAGTGACATTTACTGCCGAAGGTTGGAAGCGGAACATTCAGCGCGACATTCTGTGCAGCGATCCTCGCACAGCGCGCGACACCGTTACTGGCCTTAATCCTGGCTGCATCATCGTGAGCGTCCGCAAGATCAAGGAGCGCGGCATTCCTCGTGAGCATCTTGCCGAGGCTGCCGCCAACTGGTAACGAGTCGAAACCCCGCGATGGGGTCGCACGGACATAGCCGCCCGTGCCTGATGAGACAGGCTAACGAAAGGGAAGAACATGCGATCAAAGCGAGACAGCCAACGCAGCAAGGTGTACGC